CACCTCATCACTGCCGCATCGTAAGATCGGCTTCTAGGGCGGCGGGGCAACCCGCCGTCTCACTAAGCCGAAAGGAGGCACAACATGAAAGTCCGACTTCTGACAAGCATGGCTGGCATTGATTTCTCGCACAATCAGGGCGACGAAATCGACTGCAACGAAGCCGAGGCAAAACGGTTCATTGAGGCTGGCATTGCCGAGCCGATCACTGCTGCACCCAAGGTAGAGCGCGCGGTTGCCAAGCCACGCACCCGGAAGGCTGTTTCTGAGGAATAAGCAATGCCCGCACCCCTCGCCTGCCACCACACGCTTGAACTTCTAGACGCCCCAGCCACCACCCCGATCACTCTGGCCGAGGTGAAGGACCAGTTGCGTGTTGAGGGCAGCGACGATGATGTGATCCTGACCCGCCTGATCGACGTTGCGGTGGCCTATACTGACGTGAAGGGTGCTTTGGGGCAGGCGATGATTACCCAGAAATGGGGGCAGTGGGTGGAAAGCACACCGCCACAAACGGTGTCGCTGATCCTCGGCCCAGTCACCGGCGTGACAGCGGTCAAATACTACGACACAGACGGTGTGTTGCAGACTGACACGCTGTCTAATTACCAAGTGACAGGCACTGAGTTCGCCACGATCATCGGCCCTAAGATCGGGTTCAACTGGCCGGTGACGCAGGATCGGTCAGACGCCATCCGCATTGAATATGAGATCGGATACGGCACCGCGAAAACAGACGTGCCGCAGACGATACGCCACGCGCTGATGCTGCTGGTCGGCCACTGGTACGACAACCGCGAAAACACTCAGATGGACGAACTGTCCAACATTCCATTCGGCTTTGAAAGCCTCCTGAACATGCACCGGAACTGTTGGTATGGTTAAGGCTGGCCAATATCGTGAGCGCGCCGAGTTTCAGCGGCTGTCAGAAGGCAGCGTTGACAGCTATGGCAACGTCTACACCGGGTGGTCATCGCTGGCCACGCGGTGGGCTGATATGCGCGAAACGACAGGCAAGGAGGCCATCGAAGGTGGCGCGATGTTTAACACCGGCATGGCCACCATGCGGGTGCGCAGCGACAGCACCACGCAAGGCGTGACCACAGCCGACCGCGTTGTGATCCGGGGTGTGACGTGGGCCATCAAAGGTCTTGTGCAGATCGACCACAAGAACACTGTGCTTGAGTTCAAACTGGAGCGCGGGGTGGCGGCATGAAGATCGAAGGCGTGAAAAAGCTGCTGCGCCAGTTAGACGACCTGCCGGTTGAGGTGCAGGAAAAGTTGCACAAATCTTTATCCAGAACTGTGAAGTCTGGCGTCAGCAAGGGCAGAGCGATTGCGCCGGTTCTGACGGGCGATTTCAAAAGCGGCATCAACGGAAATGTTGAGGTCAGGGATCGCGGCGAGATATTCGGGTTCATCAATTTCTATGATGGCTCCGAGGCCGATGGATTGGCCGCAGCGTCCATCAACTACGGTTGGAACAATGCGGCAGTGGCTTATCACGTCCGCGCACAAGTGAAAGCCATTGTTGGGGCGCGCCACAAGCGTGCCGTTGAGCGCCAGATAAAGAAGGCAATCAAGGAGGCGCTGAATGGCTGATGGCTTTTCTCTAGCGCTTCAGGCGGGCCTGCGGGCTGCTCTGGTGGCCAATTCTGGTGTGACCGCACTGGTCAGCACCCGAGTCTATGATGAGCCGCCACAGACGCCCACATTCCCTTATGTCAGGTTCCTAGCGATTGAACCGGAAGCATTCGACACGGACAACACCGAGGGCGCGCTGGTCACAGTCACGTTTGAATGTCATTCGCGCAGCGCATCTGGTAGAGTAGAGGCAGCGCGCGTTGCGGAGGCCGTCAAGACGGCGCTGCATCGCCAAGAAACTGCCGTGACGGTGACAGGTCACACGCTCGTTGAATTGATTTTCGAGAACTATTCTGTCACAAGAGACCCCGAGGGCCGTGGCTACACGGCAGTCGTGGCGCTTCAGGCAATGCTTGAAGCAACCGCCTAACCCCCCGCGCTGTGGGCAAGCGCATGATGAAGGAGGCCGATCATGGCTAAACAACTTGGACGCGCCCTGCTGGTGAAGATCGGGGACGGCGAAGCATCTGAAACATTCAGCAACCTCTGCGGGCTGAACAGCAAGACCCTGACCATCAATAACACGTCGATTGATGTGACGACTGCTGATTGCACGACACCAGAAGGAACCCTTTGGACCGAGACGCTGGCCGGTCTGAAGAACGTGTCTGTCTCGGGTGATGGCTACTTTGAGGACAGCACCACCGAGGCGCGAATGAACACTGTCGCCATGCAGACCGATAACAAGGCAAACTTCCAGATTGTTGTGCCTGATTTCGGCACCTATGCTGGATCGTTCCGCATCGCGTCTTTGGAGTTCGGCGGCGAAACCGAGGGCGGTGTGACTTATTCGCTGTCGCTCGAAAGCACCGGGGCTGTGACGTTCACGGCGGCGTGATGACCATCACTGCTGAAGCACCGCGCGGGGGCATCGTCGAGTATCTCGGCGGTGCCTCTCGCACTTTTGTCCTCCGCAACCGTGAAATCGAGCGCTTTGAAGACAAGCACCGTGGCATCTTTGATCTATTCGACGGCCTGTTCGGAAAAGGTCAGCGCCCCAACAGCCGCGAGGTCAGGGACATTCTTGCGCTTGGCCTTGTTGGCGGTGGTATGAAAGACCACGAAGCGGATGAGGTAATCACCAACTGCACCCCGGAAGACCTGCAAAGAATGTTCGCAATCGCTCAGGCGGTGGTCGGTGTGGCGTTCATGCCTGATGCGATCGACGAAGCAGAGGCGCAGTCAAAAAAAAAGACAGGCGAAGCGGAAAACTCCCCGGCAGATTAGACGTTCGAAACATGATCGTCAGCGGACTGGTGATTGGCTTACAACCTGACGCAATCCGTGATATGGTGCCAAAGGACACTTGGGACATCTTCGGGCGCTGGGCTGAAAGCCAGACATCCCCGAAGCCCGGTTCTGGCGCGATGAGCGCAGAGGATTACCGCGATCTGGTGAGGCGCGTCGATGGCATTTAGTGCAGAACAACTGAACATCATCGTCTCGGCTAGGACGAAAGAACTTGAGAAGCAGCTAGATCGCGCAACTAGCAGGGTGAAGCGCTTTGAGCGTCAGACCAATGGCGATCTGGGGCGTGCTTCCAAGAGTTTCGCGGCCTTGGCAGTTGCCGCTCGCGGCCTTCTGCCAGCACTTGGCGCGGCTGTCGTTGTTCAAAATATCAAGCGTGTCACAGCGCAGATGGATACCATCGGCAAGAAAGCCGACCAGATCGGCCTGACAACTGATGCCTTGCAAGAACTGACATTCATCGCTGAAGGCGCTGGCGTCTCGCAAGAAAAGTTCACCTCCAGCATGGAGCGGTTCAGCAAGCGGCTTGGCGAGGCCACGCTTGGCATAGGCGCTGCATCAAAGATGCTGAAAACAATGGGCCTTGATGCCAAGGAATTGACGCAAATCCCCTTGGATCAGGCGCTTAGCCAAGTCGCTGACAAGATGGCGCAGATCAAAGACCCGACCCAGCGCGCAGCAGCAGCGGCGGCGATCTTTGGCCGCGAGGGCGTGGCCATGGTCAATCTTCTGCGTGAAGGGTCCGATGGCCTTGATCGCATGAGGCAGGCCGCAAATGATGCTGGTGCGGTGATTGACGAAAAGCTGATCCGCGAAGCCGAAGAGGCACAAACTAGGCTGGATGCCGCTGCCAGAGTAATCAACGCGCAACTTGCCATTGGTCTTTCCAATTTGACGCCACTTCTTGTTGGTGCCGCTGAAGGCTTCGCAGATTTGGCCAAGCGCGTTGGCGATTTCATAAAGGCGCAAGAGCCGTCGAGTCTGGCGGTAAACCAGCTTATATCCGATATTGATTTCATAAAATCGCTGATGGGCGAAGGCGTCACTGTTGAAGGGATCGTTTCTGCTGGTGCCGTTGAGGAAGTTCTGGATATGGCCGAGGCCACTGAAGAACTGAGCGAAAAACTCAGCGACATGAAATTCGAATTGGGTTCGACCCGAAGCGCGATCAACAACATGTCAAGCACGCTGAGAGGGGAAGCCCGACAGAACGCGAATGCGCTAAAAACTGAACTTCACGAGTTGATGGAGGCTCTTGGCGATCTTTCCATGCGGATGGAAGACGGCATGAATGTCGATCAAGTCAACGTGGAAATGACCACAATGATTGAGCGCGTTGCCGAGGTTCAAGCCGCTCTAATTGCTTTGGACGAACAAAAATTCGGGAACCTTGGCGGCGCGCTTGGTGGCATCATTGAAATTCTGAACCGCGTCAAAACTGCGGCTTTCAATGCGGCGATGTCTATGCCGGGTGCTGCTGGTGGTGGTGGTATTGTTTCAACATTCCCCGGCATGGCGGCTGGTGGGCCAATGGGGCTTGTGCCGCTGACACCTCCCGGAACTGGCGACGGCACCACTACATTGACCGACACATCTGGCGGCGGCAAAGACCCGCACCAAAAGCTGAAGGCCGATCTTGAGAGCCTGCGCGAGTATCTTGACGAATACCGCATGAGTGAGACCGAGGCGCAGATAGCAGAGTTTGAAACCCGCCAACAGGTTCTTGAAGAGGCGTTGAATAAGGAACTGCTGACGCAGGAAGAGTTCAACCG